GATTGTCATCATGCGAGCTTCGGGAGACACCATCGACGGAGCGATACTGCGAGGCCGGCCAAACGCGGAGCGGCCACGATCTGAAATTAGTTCAGCCAGAGCGCTGGGCGTGGATCGGACTGCACGTGCGTCCCAGTAGGACGCAAGCTGTCCCCACTTATCCGCGAGATCCGATTCTGTTCGACCGAGAAGCCCGAACGTCAGGCCCACTGTCCTCCCGCCGTGGAAGTCCATGCCGAATTGTGAACCATCAGCTCGAGCATTTGTTGTGTCGTCGGTGCTGATGTCGTAATCACCAACGTCCGGGGTTTCCCGCAGGTAAACCCCGGACGTGTCGGCAAAAGTCACATCTACACCTGGATAGACGATCCGCCACGGTCCAGCCATCAGCGCCCACCCCTAATCTTCGTCTTGTAATGGAACATCGCGTCGTCGAGATCCCGGCGCGCGTTCCCCGAGGATTGGAATGCGAACGAAACCGTCTGCGGAACAGCGCTTCCTGAGGCACCCGCAGCAGCCGCGTAGACAGTGGGCGGGGCTTGCACGTAGGTGCGTTGAATCGCACCACCCTCCGCGAACCTTCCAAGGCCACGCTCAAGCGCAGCTCTGAACGCATACACGCCCTGCTGCCCACCCATCAGCTGGACATCACGCGCGTCCAGAACATGCTCACCCGCAGACAGACGCGCCGTGATCGAGTCGGACGTTGACGTGCCTGGGCCATAGACGGCACCACCCTCTGCATAGGCCACATGCCCAGTAGCGACAGCTGCAGCGGCCGGGCCAGAAACGTCCGCAATGATGTTGATGTGCTTGCCGTTGTAGTTCTGGTAAAGCAGACTCAGCTTGCCATTCACGCGCTCGATAGCACCTTCAGCAGCGGAAGTCTCAGCCAGAAGCTTGATCTGCTTTTCAGACGGAAGTTGGAAAACGCGGTCCGCAAGCTTCTTCACTTCACCGGCATTGAAACCAGCTGCGGTGGCAGACTCGATAAACTTCTGCCGCTGCGCCGCCAAAGTCCCCGCATACTTGTCCGCAGCATCCTTAGCGGACATTGTGGACTGATCCACGGAGTACTGCTTCTGCGCCGCCTCCTGAGCCTTCGAAGCAAGATCCGAAAGCATCGATGCATTCCCCGCACCGATAGCAGTGTTTTCGTCAAGAGTTGTGGTGTAACCCTTAGTGCTCTCTCGCTGCTCCTTGACTTGCGCGGACAGCCCAGCAAGCGCTTCCTGGTAAGCCGCATTCGCAGAAATAGCATCCTGGTTTACGCCGTTCACCTTGTCAAACTGCTCAACCAGCTGCGCCAACTCCGACGCAAGATCCGAAACCCGGGCAGCTTCCTTGTTGTACTGCTCAGCAGCAGACGCCGCAGCATCCCCCGCACCATCCGCGGAATCAGCACCCTTTTTCTGCGCCTCAGAGAGCTGATCCTGCTGCTCCTTTGCAGACGACATTGCACCACGCTGCTTTTCGACTGCTTGCACAAGCTCGGTAATATCGCCGGAAGCGTCAGAAAGCCCCTCGCCGTACTTCTTCGTGATGTAGTCGTTGTCGTCGCTACCCCGAATGTCCTTCTGGACAGCAAGTAGTTCCTTGTACGCTGCCGTATTACCCTGCGCAGCCTTCGTCACCGTGTCAAGGGAAACCCCAAGACGCTTCGCCTTGTCGTAAGCGGACGAACCGGAAACTTCTACCCCAAAGATCGATGTTTTTGCCGCAAGAGCATTAGCAACAAGCTCCTTGGTGTTCTTCGTCATCGAGCCAGTGGTCTGATCGAGCGAGTCACGAAGCTGCTTCGTGTAACTCGCTGATTGAGCCTGAGCGCCAATGAACAACGTCGCGGCTGCAACCGCGCCAGCAATCGCGATACCCCAAGGGCCGCGGAGGAAAGCGCCCGCAGAGCTCAGCTTCGCCTTGGTGGAGTCAGCCGTGATCCCGAGTGTGGACAGTCCTGCCCTGAACTCTGCGAGCTTGGGCACTGCGACAAGGGCGGCACCACCAGTCAGCGCAATGCCAGCCACAACAGCGCCGAGCCCCAAGGCTGCGCTTTGCAGCGGTTGGGGAAGGCCATTGAACACATCCAGGGCGCTAGTAGCGGTCTGCACGATCCCACGGAGAGAGTCGTTACCTGCCGAGCCGGACTGGATCAACGCAGTGTCGAACGCGCCGCCCAACTGCTCGACGTCACCCTTCAAGTTGTCGAGCTTGATGCGGGCAGTCTCCGCCGCATAGCCGTTGTCGTCGACCTTCGCCGTCCAATCAGCGATACCCTCGGCACCATTCGCATACAGCACGTTCGCTGCGCGCACTGCATCGTTACCGAAGATCGTCGCGAGGGCAGCGTTGCGCTGCTCATCCGACAGCCCGCCGAGACGATCCTTAAGCTGCGCCGCGATTCCCCCGAATGACAACATCTGGCCAGACGAGTCGTACACATCGATGCCGTACTGCTTCATCACACCAGCCGCCTGCTTCGACGGGTTCTGCAGTTGAATGATCGCCGTCTTCAGTGATGTACCAGCATCAGAACCGAGCAGGCCAGCCGCAGCGAACGCCGACAGCACACCCGTCGTTTCCTCGATCTTGAAACCCGCCTGCGAAGCCACCAGACCGCCCTGGTTCAACGCCTGAGCGAGATCCGTCACTTCACCCTGGGCCTTCCCCGCGCCGGCAGCGAGAAGATCCGCCACATGCGGGACCTGCGCCCCCTCCAAGTTGAACTGAGTCATCGCAGTCGCAGCGATCTGAGCCGCATCCGCAACCTTCAGCTGGCCCGCCGAAGCAAGATCCAGCGCACCCGAAAGGCCACCATTGAGGACATCAGCCGTCGAAACGCCAGCCTTCGACAGTTCCTCAATGGCGTTCGCAGCCTCAGTGGCCGTGAACACTGTCTTCGCGCCCGCCTCAATCGCAGCGTCCCGCAACTGCCCCATCTCCGCGGCACTCGCATGCGTGGCCGCCTGCACCGACGACATCGCCTGGTCGAACTCCGCGTACTTGGCGATAGCAAGACCAACGCCCGCAGCCGCCACCGCGCCGATCGCAAGGAGGCTCTTGCCCAGCCCCTCGATCGCTGCACGCTTCTGGCCAAGCTTCTCCGACTCGGAGCCAAGCTCACGCGTCTTAGCAGCAGCCGCCTGCATCCCAGAGATGTACCCACTCACCTGAGCGACAAGGCTGACCTTTACAGAACGCTCCGGCATGGTCACTCCATCCGCCCCACTCGGGGACTATCGGGGCAGCAGAACGCCACGTACACTCGGTTGGCGTGAGCGAACAGAAGACGAACCGCATGGCGGGACTCGCGCAGACCTATCTGCTAGTACTGGGGATCGTCGCCCTCTTGATCGGCGCTGCGATCGGTCTGGCAGGTGGAACACCAGCGTTCTTCTTTGTGGTCGGCGGCATAATGCTGCTCGCTTGGTTGATTATCAAGGCCGCGAAAGGCTAGTCATTGACCCGGCGCACGTACCACTGATGCGCGCGCTTCTCTTCCTCCGAGAACTTGCCCTCGTACTTCTTGTAGAACGCGGCCATCCGACGCTCGAGCGCCAATTGTGCGAAGTCGGTCCGAGGCACACGGTTTGCCTCGTAATGCCATCCGCCGGCAACTGACGGGTTCGCATCGGAACTCGTTGCCTCAGACATTGGCTGCCCATGCGTGCCCATATCACGCTTTGCGCGAAGATGCGCCAGAAGCAACGAAACCTGATCCGACGTGAACTCCGCCTCGCGGACGGTCGTCGTGCCGATCAGCAATCCAGCATCGTTGTAATGGAATTCAGCGAACTCCCGTGGCTCCCACCCCCACAAGCGCCGTGGGGCGACACCAAGCTCAAGAGCTAGCTCGAGGTGTTCGCGGAGTTCGCTCGCGCTTTTCGCGCGGCTTCCACCGCCTTCTCCGGCAGGTATTCATTCAGCGACCAGATCGCATCCGTGACGCGCTGGAAGTCATGCCCACTGAGGGTGCGGAACAGGTCCGCCCACTCGTCAACCCGATCCGCGTCGCCCACCGGGTCAACCCGCAGCTTAACCTCGTCTCCACCATTGACGAGGACGCCGCACTTCGGTGCAGCACCTCGAGTCAACGAACGAATGTTGTAGCCGTATCGCTGATCCACCAGCACGCCCGGGCGAGCCGGATGCTTATCAGTCTCAGAAGCCCACTCGTCACCGGGCATTTGACGGAAACGAAGATCGTACGGCACCCCGTTGACCAGCACGGTCACATCAGCGTGCGGGACATCAGCGGCCTTGGCTGCCGCAAGGTCATCCTTGAAGCTCATCATTCACCCCGTAAAGTTATGGCACCCCTGACGTAGAACCCGGCCAGGGCGGGGGTGAATCGCCCTGGCCGGGAGTTAAATCACGCCACCAACGTTGCCTTACGCTGCGTCGGCGCGGTAATGAACTGCGACTGGGTGATCGTGTCCAGCCCGTTCTCGGTCGGTGCGTCCGGTCGCTGGTAGCCAGCGATGAACGTGATCACGTCCACCACGTCACCAACAGCCCAGTCTTCGGCATTGTCGACGCCACGGCGAACCACAAAGTAGCCTTCCGTGTTCTGCGTCAGAATCTGAGCAGCCGACTTCGGGTCAATCGAATCGACATACTTGTTCTCAAGCGTCTCCGTGGTCTTGCCGGGACGGGACAGATCCTGGGACAGCGTGAGCCGCTTGTCCTCCACGGTCGCCTGGGAAACGGCGTAGTTGAACCCGTCCGGCGTAAACGAGTACGTCATGTTCACCGAACCGGACCCCGACACCTTGGCAACCGACAGCGGGTTCACCGTCGTGCTACCAGTGCCAGCCGGAACAAATGCGATCTTCCAGCGACCATCGGACTGAGAAGACTGCGGGACTGCATCAAGGCCATCAGCCATGTTGATTCTCCTTGTGTTGTAGTAAGCCAGCCGGAGAATCCGACAGGCGGATACCGCCAGTTGGACGGCGTTCGGGCATCAAAAAAGCCACCCCGTAGGGTGGCTTCCTATGCGCAAGTCTCAGAGTGCTTCGTAAGTCAGGTCAAACTCGTCGACCTGGTAGAACAGCGGCGGTGACGTATCGTCATCCCGCGCCAGAGGCAACGACGCCTCATGGGTGACTCTTCGGAAACTCAAGCCATCAACGGTCGGCGTCCAATCGAGTAGCTTCGCAAACACTCGGTCTGCGACGAACTGCGCCTGATCCGGTTTTGTTCCTACCGAATGCAGGACGAACGTCTGCACCGACTGGGATGACGGGCCAGTGAACCGAGATGCCGAGCGGGCACCAGAGTTCGTGAACAAGGCAACATACCGATTTGGACGGGCTGCGCCAGGAGCGGTCGTAACAACACCCTCGAACACCGATTGCGCCAACTCAGGGTCTTCGCGTAATCGTGCCAGCACGGCGTTCTTCACAGCAAGAATGCTCATCAGTTCACCCCCGTCACAACCGATCGCAAAATGCCCTGAAACGTCAAAGCCGCCTCAGCGTTCTTCAACGCACGATCAAGCAGCTCCGTGTACGTGTCTTGCTCCTTCGCAAGAGCCGCCTCGCCGTACCCTCGAGCATTGAACGTGGGAGAGCCGTACTCGACGATTGCACCCAGGTTTCCCTGACCGCGTTTCGTCGGACCAATCTCAGACTTCAACACCGTCGCGCCAAAACCCTGGAACCCAACAAACGAGTACGAGATGTAACGCGGGTACTGGCCGAGGCCGCGCATACCAGTCGCCCGCTCCCGCCAATCGTTCTTGATGTGCAACGACGACTCGTCAACAGCATCACGGACGTACTTGCCGGCGCTTGAAGCAACCTGCGCCAGATCCGCGGCCAACTGGTCGAGCTCACTGAAGTCGATGTCGAATCCGTCAGCCACTGACGATCTCCACCGTGAACCGCCGAGCCGTGGTGTACGACGACTTGAACGGGGCCTGTACCCGCGCCTCGGTACCAGCAAGCGCGGGGTCAGTCAGCGAGGCAGTCACCTTCACTGTCATGCCGTTCCGCACGTCCGTAGACGTGTCGATCGGCAGGGACAGGGTGGCGAGCTGCGACACCAGCAACTGTGACGCCGACTCGACGTCCGACGCCTGCACGTTTCCCGCTTTAAAGCGGCACGGACCGTCATACACAGGCGTAAACACCTTGCCGTACTCTCCGTGCTCGTCAAGCTCCGTAGAGTCTGTGACAAAGCCAATCTGGCAGTGGTCCGTCATGATCGACTCCGCTGCGGCACGGAAGTCCGGCAACAGTCGGTCGACGTCCATGCGAAGCGACATCACAGGCCACCGTTCTCGTAGATCGGACGGCCAGCGATGTCCACACCGCACGAGCAGAACTGCGCACCCATCATCAGCGAGCACCACGGCAGGTGATACGACGACGAACCAAGCAGATCGATCGAGTACGCGCCGTCCGGTTCCGTCAGGCCTAGCAGCGTCCACCAGTCATCGCGAATCGTCACCCGACCTGTACCCGACCGGAACGTCTTCGAAGACGACGCGTCATCAACCGAGATCGTCACCTGCGTCGCATCGTCAGGGCGCTTCACCTGAGCAACGACAGCTTCACGGATCACGTAGTCGAGCTTCGCTTCATCGATCGGATCAGACGACCCGACCAGAGCCTTCCGGTTCTCGATCAGCATGCCCGCATCCGAAATCCATAGCTGCCACTGCTTCTCGGTGATCGAATCGGGTTCAGGGGCGGCCACGCCAAGCGCAACCGCAACCATGTCCGGTGTCACAGTCATGACCGCCCCCTCGCGTTACTCTTCGGTCTTCTTCGGACGCCCCGGAGCGCGCTTCGCCGGCTTATCTGCCGGCTCCCACCCGTCCGTGAAACGTTCGTCCTTCTCATCCGCCACGGAAACGATCACGTCAGTGGCGATGTTGCGGAAGCGGCTCATCAGACGTTGGCCACCTTGTCTGCGACAGTGGCAAAACCGTCGAGGTCGAGGATTCCCCAGCCGTAAACAACCTCAGCGCGCAGAGCAATCTGGTTCTGACGCTTCAGGTCGCCCTGACCGTCCGGGTCGCCGTACTTGATGACCTCGACGGGGATGTTGCGCTGAACACCCCAGCGGAACAGGTCCCACTGGCCGATGATCGCCTTGTAACCCGTGTTGGCCGAAGCCTCCGGAAGACCCGAAACCGTGGTCGACGAGTACGCCGACAGGCCCTCGAACGCGGTGATGTTCGCACCGAACCCGAGCTCCGGGAACTTCTTACGACCGTCCGCGTAACGGGCAGTCGCGATCGTCCACGCGTACGTGGGGTCGAACGCGATACCGTTCGGGAGGTAGCCGTCACCGATGACCAGGCCAGCAGCCTGCTCGATGACGAGATCCGGTGTGGTCGACGTGGCCGTGGTGATCTCAACCGTGTTGGTGGTCGAGGTGATCCGGTCGCCGGCAGCGATCGACGCGGCAACGGTACCCGCGAGCGGGTTGATGCCGTGGAAACCACCGAGGTCCAGTGCCCGGCCGAGCGCCAGGCCCGACTCGTCACCGAGCTCCGACAGGACGCCCAGCTGGTAGTCCTCATCAGCCCACTGGACTTCCTCGTTCACACGAAGAGTCACCTGGAACTTGTGCGGCGTCGCAGTCACCGAACCGAACGCAGCGGAAGTCGACGACTTCTGCGCGCCCTCACCGACGAGCTCAGCACGCGGCCGGCCGTTCAGGGTCATGTACTGCACGTTCCCGAACTTCTGCGGCTCCGAGCCCGAAAGCGCAGCAATCGCAGAACCCGTCAGTGCCTTCTTGAACACGCCATCAGCGATGTTCTTCGGGAGGTTCAGTCCCGAGGTGGCAAGAATAGCCATAATGCTTGTCCTCTACGTTTAGTCGCCGCCACCGAACAGGCTGCGCGCGAAGTCCGCGTCATTGCTGCCATTACCCGGCTTGGGCGATTTGCCTTCATTGGGGACGTGCAGCTTGGTGCTGCTCGACTCGCCCCGAAACTGGATAAGCGCATCAGCGGACGCCTCAAGCTCTTCCCGCGTGCTACCCGAAAGCAGCCCGGAAGGAACACCCTTGTCCGCAGCGACCTCAGCACGCAGCTTCCCGGAAGTCAGCTCAGCGTTTTCACGCTCAAGCTGCGCCAGCCGTTCCGCCTGCTTCTCAGCCTCAGTCTTGTTCGCTTCCTCGATCTCAGTGAGCTTGCTTGCGCGAGCCTTCACATCGTCGTAATCCGCGAACTTTGCGCGCTCCCGAGCAATACGCGCCTGGATAGCCTTATCGAAGTCCTCCTGCGACGTGATCGCCTCGAACTTCGGTGCTTCCTGACCCTGCTCGGTCTGTTCTCCCGCGACAGCGGTTTCTGTCTGCTCCGACACGTCGGAACCCCTTTCATCCGTTTAGGGGCCGTCGCCCATGACCCTCGAGACAGTCGATGATGGCCGGGTCGCCCACTTCCGCGAGTGGGCCCAGTACGCGCCGGACCGGGCCGGCCAGGGGAAGGAGGATCGATGGCGGGAGACCAATCATTCGACGTCGTGAGCGACTTCGACGAGCAGGAGCTGCGCAACGCGCTCGACCAGGTCCGACGGGAGGCCGGCACAC